AAGCGGATATGTGTCGGTAAAACCGTCTTTTTCTGCTTTTGCCCGGGGGCTTCGTTGGAAGCAGCCCGGTTTATTCTTTTTTGAGAGGTTTTATTTATGAAAAATTATTTGTAGGAGGAACATTATGTTTGATAAATTCGGGGAGTTTGACAGTGCAGAGGAAATAAACAAGGCAGCAGCAGGACTTGATGAGACTGAACTTAAAAAATTAGCGGAGGAAAACGGCCTTGATGAGGATGATGCTATGGATTATTGTGGAGGCTTAATAAAAGAATTGGCTACACCCATGACAGCAGCGCTTGGAAAATTAAAAGTTGAAAAAGCTGAACTTGCACTTAAAGGAGTTCTGGAAGACTGGTATGACATAGTTGTTGATATATGTATGAATGATGAAAAAGTAATGGCAGCAGTTAGACATAAAAACAAGAGCCTTAAAGTATTTATGAGTCGGGTTTTAGCACGAGCATTTGACACAAAAGAACTTGTAAGCGACCAGATTGTAAGGATTACAAAGGTAAAAAATGGTAAAGAAAACATGAGAGGTCCTGTGTATCTTGGTATTCCTAACAGGGCTGAAATTAAAAAAATGTGCAGGGATTATTATCTGGAATAGGAGGTACATATGAGAGCAATTAAAGCATTTGATTCACAATTATGTGCAACACAAGGAAAAGGAATTATGCAATATGAATTTGGAAAGACATATAAAGAGGCAGAAGCGAAATGTGCACATAATGGTTTTCATTGTGCAGAAAATCCTTTGTGCGCCCTTGGGTATTATGAAGGTATGAGTTCAAGATTTTTTATCGTAGAAGCTGGTGGAGAGATTAACCAGGATGGTAATGGAACAAGGATTTCATGCACAGAAATAACTCTGTTAAAGGAGATTACGAGATTACAGCTTGCAGCATTGGCGTGCGAGTATATACAGAAATACCCTGATAGAGAAGAGAAAGAAACACACCTTGAACGAAATGTCGGTTATGTAAATAGGAAAGATGATTTTATCATCGTTAGAGGTAAGAATCCTAAAGCTAAAGGAGTTAAAGGTTCTTATATTTTTTTACTAAAGGAGAAAAAAGGCAGCAGAGAAATTGAACAGATTCAGGCTGCATATATAGATGATATAGAAATAAAAGCAGATCAATATTATGGATTGCGGGGTGATGCTATATGCAAAAAGAAATGCTGAGAGGATTAAAACGCATATATGCAACGCCGGCAATGATAAGAAATGCACAAAACAACAAGCTGGATGAACCAATTATATATAACTGCGGCTGGCATACATATAAATATGACACAAAATATGACTTGATGATTAGATGTCAGAGCCGAGGGAAAATTCTTATGATAGCTGTTTTTCTGCCTCAAAATATTGCCAAAGGGTATAAATATCCTAATTATGAAATATACTGCAATCCTGAAGGGGATGAATACATAACTAGGGTTAGGCATGCAACTGACGGGAAAGAAATAAAGTGGTCAAGTACTATGATATGCAATTTAGACAAGGTAGATAACATAAGGTATTTCGATTATGGATTGCCAGAACGTTTTAAAAAAGCGGCAATATGGCAGAGGTATGAAGGAAAAGATGAAATCAGACAATTTCTAAAGGTTAAAGAGATAGGATTGGGAGGGATTCTTGAATATCAGCGGCGTTGTAAAGTACGAAATATTGAGAAAATAGAAAAAAGAGAGCAGAAACCATGGGATGATGAGTTGGCATTAACACCACCTATATTACCAGGATTTGAAAGATGGTCAAAGCATGAGGCAGCAGATGAAAATTTTATTTTTTATAAAAGTATTCATAGCGCCACAGGATATTGCTCATATTGCGAAAAAGAAGTCCCTCTTATAAAACCACAGAGAAATAAAGATGGCAGATGCCCTTGTTGTCATAGAAAAATTAAATACAAGCTTAGAAATAAGATAAAGAGTTTACATACAATACCAAGAACTACAACTTGTATTCAAAAGATTAATGATGGTGGTGGTTGTGTAATAAGAAAATATAGAGTTTTTGCGTATTATCGTGATAATGCATACGATAAACCTAGTTGGATATATCAGGAAGAGGAACGTATTTTTATATATGATAATGGGAAAATGTCTTTTTATACATACAGATATTATAAAAACAAATATATGAGGTTTTGCAAAGAAAATAGGACTATACCAATAGATTATTGGTACGGGAATTATGGAAAGTTATATAGAAGAAATTTAAAGGCTCTTACAAAAACGATATTAAAGAATAGTGCAATTATGTTATGGAAAGAACTTCCTTGTAGCTCAGAAAGATATCTGTTTGTAGAAAAAAACAATCCAGTAATAGAGATGTTGGCCAAAATAAATCTTTTGGGATTGGCAAAAGAGATTGTGCAAACAAACTATGATAAGGATTTACTTAATCAGGATGCTACTGAATTGTCAAAAGCATTAAAAATTGATAGTGCACGTTTAAAAAGACTAAAAAATATGACTCCTACAACTATAACATTAAAGTGGATGCAGTATGAAAAGATGGCAAATACGATTTGGCCTGATTGCATGATATCGGAATTTGGCCAGAATAGAATTAGAATTAATGAGTTGAATTTTCTTCCCCAGCCAGTGAAATATGTAAAAATATATAACTATATAAAGCGGCAGCAGACATTAAGCGGAGAAACATTCCACCAGACTTTTATTACATATAGAGATTACTATAATCTTGCAGAGCAGAACAAATGGAATGTGACAAGTACACAGATTTCTATGCCAAAGGATTTAAAATTGGCACATGCTAATGCAATATTGTTTGCGAGAGGCGAGTCTATTAAGAAACAGGTGAAGAAACTGGAAAAGAAATGGCCTAAGTGCAATAAGATTCTGCCCAATTTAAAGAAATATGAATATAGCAATAAAGAATATTCGATAGTTGCTCCTGTATGCATTGAAGATATGGTTAAAGAAGGAATATCACTTAATCATTGTATGGATCATGCAGATTTTTACTATGACAGGATACAGCAGCATGAAGCATATCCGTTTTTTTTAAGAAAGACGAGCCAGAAAGATATACCGTGGTATACGCTAGAGGTAGAAGCTTCTGGAAATATTAGACAGAAGAGAACCACTGGCGATAATCAGAATTTGGATTTAGAAGCAGCAATACCTTTTTTATATGAGTTTATGGCTAATTTTAAGAAAGTTATGAATGAAGAGGAAAGGGCACAAGGGAAGAAAGCAGATAAAAAGCGTAAGGAAGAGTATAAGAAGCTGAGAGAGGAACAGAAGAAGGTATGGCGTGGTAAGTTGGCTGGACAGTTACTTGCGGATGTTCTGGAAGCGGATTTTATGCAGGCAATTTAACAGAAGGAGAAGCAAAATATGATAGAGATAATACCTACAGGAACATTTGATGAGTGGCAGCAGGCATTGGATACAGAATTTAGTAAGAGTGCGGAAAGCTTTATAAGAATAGGCTATCTTTTAAAAGTGGCCAGAGATACAGACATTCTTAAGGATACACCGTATGCCAATGTAATTGATTATGCTAAAACAAGATATGGTTTGGATAAGACACAGGTGTCCAGATTTATTGCTATAAATGAGAGATTTGGAAGTAAAGAAGATGATTCTACCCTGGAGGATAAGTATAAAGGATTTGGATATGCCAAACTTGCTTTAATGCTTAATATGCCAGATGAAATCATAGAGGAAATATCCCCGGATTATTCTAAATCTGAAATAGAGGACATTAAGAAGGAAATCGATGAGGAAAAGAAGATGTCTGACATAGAGGTTTTGATCGAGGGTAAAGATGAAAGAGTGAAAGAACTTAATGAGCTTGAACAGGTTCTTCATCAGCTGTTTCATGACAATCCGGAGCTGTTTACGAAGATACATACATCATCATATGAGACAGGGGAGCTGATAGATATATTAGCTCCTACAGGAGAAATGATATATTCAGTGCGCCTGCAGGGCGTTGGCCGCCTTATGCTAAGTATCAAGGCAGACTCTGGAAGAATAACGATAACCAATGTGCGAAGCATGGATAAGACAGAGTGGAACATAGAGGACATTGCGGAAGCTGTGATAAATATATTTAACATGGCAGTGGATACAGAAGATCCGGCTAAGGCGTGGACGAGCATCTATCAAGATGAATATCCGAAAAAAGCAGAAATTGCACCAGTGCAACAGGAAAAGCCAGTGCAGAGGAAAGAAAAGAAGGTGCAGAAAGCCAAGATTGAGAAGCCTAAGCCCCAGCCGGTAGAAGAGAATACGGAAGAGGAGCAGATACCAGGGCAGGACAGCGTGCTTAATCATCCGGAGTATTTACCGGAAAACGGCAATAATAAGGCAGATTCCACAGGAAATGTGCAGGAAACAGATACATTTGTGGATAAGCAGCAGGAAAAACCGCCATATTTTGAAAAAGTTTCTGCAGAGAAAGAAAAAACAGAGCCAGAAATGCCAACAAATGCGATAAATACAGAATGTGAGGACGAAGTAGACGCACTTGGAAACTATATGAATTGCTGGGAAGCAATATGTGATGCACATCGCAAGATTACTCTGTTTATCGAGGATTACAGCGCATCTGATACAACACCGGATAATATGCGGATAGAAGCAGCACGAATAAACGCGGTTACATTGGCGGAAGAATTAGAACACTTAAAAGCTCTGTAGACCGCATAAATACAGAATATGGAGAATGATTATGATTAAATGTGATAAAAATAGAATTGAAATAAAAGGAACACCGGTAATACTTGTTGGAGAATTAGGAACAGCAATACAGACTGTATATAGAGCAATGCTTAATACAGGTATTGATAAGGTATTTGCTGAAGAAAGAATTAAGAAAGCCTGTGAGCTGGCACTTTTAACAGATGAAGAGCAGGAAGAGGTATCGAAAGACCTTGATAAAAAAATAGATGAAAAGTTGGATAAATTGGCTAATGCAATATTAAAGGGACTTTTTTGAGGGAGGTAGTAATGATGGTGAATAGAGATTGTATAATGGCTAATCTTGATCAGAGAGACTGTAAAGGACTTAAAGAACTGTATTGTGCCAAGGAGGATAAGCCTTGCCCGTTCTATAAGTCGGCTGATAAATACAATAGAGATGGCAGCAGAAGGAGGAAGGCAAATGAAAAGACTTACAAGTAATAAAAATACATCTGATATGTCTATGATTGAACTGGCACATAATAGTTGCTATATAGATAATAAGCGTAATGCAAGATACAGAGATTACAATTTAGACATTGACAGTAGGCAGCTTGCAAGAAGTCTTATGAAAGATATTTGCAATGTAGATTTAACTGATTTATCAGATGAAGAATTTGAGGAATATATGGGTTCTATGCTTTCAGTAGAAATAGATAGTACAGTAGGACTTCTGGCATTGTTTTATCGTAATTTATGGGCGATAGCTGATTTAAGAGAAAAACTGAAAGAATATGAGGACTTAGAGGAACAGGGCAGACTTGTCAAGTTACCTTGTAAAATCGGAGATGATGTTTATTTTGTTCCTAGTCAGGTCAATTACAAGCTGAACATATTAAATAGGCATAGTGAAAATAACAAAGTCTATCATCAGAAAGTAGAGAATTTCGTACTGACAAGGCGCGGCTGGTACTTAGAGTGTGATCAGGATGTTAAGTATGGAGCAGGACATATTTTAACAGATAGGTTCTTTAATGAAACTTGGTTTCTGACAAAATCCGAAGCCGAAGCAAAACTGAAAGAATTGAGAGGTAAGAATGAATAAAAGAAAAGCAATATCTAAAAAAGTGAGACAATCTGTATATCTCATGTATAACGGACATTGTGCTTATTGTGGTACAGAAATAGCTTACAAAGATATGCAGGTAGACCATGCAACACCGCTTAGGATAGGTGGAGCAGACGACATTTCAAATTACATGCCAGCTTGTAGGAGCTGCAACCACTATAAAGCCACTTTAGATGTCGAGGGATTTCGAAAGTATCTTTCAGAAATACATAAAAGGCTTATGCGTGACAGCATACCTTATCAAGTGGCGAAGCGGTTTGGTATAGTAAAGCATATGTCGGATAATGTGAAGTTTTATTTTGAGAAAGTAGAAGGAGACGATTATGTGGAAAATAACAAAGAAAGACGGTATTGCAGTGGAGATAGAGAGGTGTCCGGATGAGCAGAAGACGACATAAGCACCTGAATGAATATACATGCTGTGAGCAGTGTTCTAACAGCGTGGCAGCAGACGGAACATATACATGCAATAGAAAGACGATAATAGAGAATTATATGCCAACAGAAGAATACTTCTGGTGCGATGGAGAGATGTTTATTAGGAGGGAGTATGAAAAATGAAATTAATAATAGAAATGCCAGAGGAATTTGAAATACATTTTATGCAGGATAAATTTGAGGATTTCTTTATAAGAATCATTGGGGATATGAGTAGAAATGTTCCTAGTTTATGTGGAGTTGACGAGAAGGAGATTGCTGAAATGTTTAAAACAGCATTTTTAAATAGTAAAGTAGTCAATAATGATGTCAATGAAGCTGCAGATTATCTTGAAAAAGGAAAGGAAAGAAATAAGGCTATAGAGGATTCGAAAAGGGCTGTGGCAAAGGCAATATGTATAGGGTGCGGATATCTCAAAGAGACAGAATGTACATATACTGGCCAGAATTGTGGAACTAGCAAACCAATGTTAGAAGTAGCCATGAAAGCATTAGATAAATTAAAGGCAGGTGATTCATAATGCTAATATTGCCAATCAAGAAAAAGTGGTTCGACATGATTCTTTCTGGAGAGAAGAAAGAAGAGTATCGGGAAATAAAAGAATATTACGAAACAAGATTCCAGAATCTGTTCGGAGCAATAACAATATATCCATTTATTGAGGATTACAGCGCATCTGATACAACGCCGGCAAGTATCTTCTTACATAGAAGCAAATATGAGTTATTGCAAGGAGAGGCAGTACCAGAGGAAATAAGGAAAGACAGCATTCAGGAGATTATTTTCCGTAATGGATATAGCAAGGATTCTAAAGCAATAAAAGCAAGATGTAGATTAAGGATTGGGGAAGGGAAATCAGAGTGGGGAGCTGAACCAAATAAGCAGTATTATATTTTAGAAATTCTTGATAAGGAAGAGCTGGCAGCAGATGAGAAGAAGGTAGGTGATGAACAACTTGAAAAATAACAATATAAAAGACCTTCTTAAGCAGTACAATGATCTGGTTAAGGAGAAACAGGAAATACAGGCCGCGATTGATAAGATACAAAGAGAATTGGATAAAATGGAAGCTGAAGGCTATACGGAAAAGGATAGTGTTACCGGTGGAAACGGAGGTAAGCAGCATTTTGTTGTAGAAGGCTTCCCTTATCCGGCATATTCACGTAAGAGGACACTTCTTCTAGTGCGACAGCGGCAGCAGATGGATGTTAAAGAAAAGATAGATACACAGATTAATCTAATAGAGCAATGCATAAATGAAATTGACAACAGTAGAATGAGGCGGCTTATAACATTAAGATACATAGAAGGCTTATCCTGGGTGCAGGTAGCAAGAAAGATGGGAAAACACCACACAGCGGATGGCTGCAGAATGGCAGTAGAAAGATTTTTAGCAAAAATTTAAAGTTTGTTCGCTCTGTTCGTTTTGTCTGTGTTAATATCTAAACTGGACAAGATGGATGAGGTAAAGCATAATTTCTCCTTAATTAAATACCCCTGATGAGGCACTGGCTTAATGCTGGTGCCTTTTTATATGCAAGAACAGAAAATGTTAATAAATGTTAATAAAAGGCAGGTGATAATATGTTAAAGCCAAAACAGATAAAATGCTTACAGTTGCTGGTTAGAGGGGACATGACGGACAAAAAAATAGCAGAGGCAATTAACATTTCACCGAAGACATTATGTGAGTGGAAAAAGAACTGTGAGGAATTTCAGAGAGAGTACAATAAGATGATGCGTTCTAATCTGCAGTATGCTGCACCAAAAGCATTTAGAAAGCAGATTAGATTGCTAGATTCTCACAATGATATGGTGGCTCATATGGCTGCTAAAGATATTATGGATAGAGCAGGATTTAATCCGATTGAGAAAATAGATGCTAATGTTAACGATTCTGTAAAGGATGAGCTTGCAGAGCTTCTTGCTCAGCGTAAGGCAAGGGGTGAGCCTGATGCTTCTAAGTGATAAGTATTGGGATTACATAGATACACCGGCAAGAGCAGAATTCCTTGAAGGTTCTACTGCATCAGGTAAGACAACAACGGTTGCTGTGAAGTTTATCATGAATGTAGCAGAATCAGATGCGAAGCTGCATGTTATAGCCGGTAATACAACAGGTGTTATTGAAAAGAATATAATCAATGCAGATATGGGATTACTTCAGATATTCCCTAATTTGGAATACTGTGGAAACGGTGATAAAGAGAATAAACTTCCACATATTAAATTCAAAACTGGCAGCAGTACAAAGATAATATATATTCTTGGTTACGATAATGCCAGCAAGTGGAAGAATGCCTTGGGTTCACAGTTTGGATGTGTGTGGGTAGATGAGTGCAATACAGCTAACATAGACTTCATACGAGAGATATTCGGACGTTCTGAATACTTTGTAGGTACACTTAATCCGGATGCGCCTACGCTGCCAATATATTCAGAGTACATCAATCACGCAAGACCGATTGATAAGTACAAGGCAGATGTGCCGGAAGAGATATGGAAGGACCTTAATGGCTGTGAGCCTATTAAAGGCTGGGTATACTGGTTCTTCACATTTGAAGATAACGTATCTATGACACCTGAGAAGATAGAACAGAAGAAAATGAGCTATCCTCCCGGTACCAAGATATATAAAAACAAGATATTGGGATTAAGAGGCAAGGCTACAGGTCTTGTCTTTTCTAATTTCTGCAAGAGACATGTTATTACAAAGGAACAGGCTAAGGCATTTATTAAGCGAGAATATGACGACAAGCAGACAGAATGGTTTGTAATATATACAAGCGGTCTTGATACGGCATATTCAACCAAGAGTCCTGATACTATTGCTATGTCCTTTATGGGAATAACCAACAAAGGCAAGTTGATAGTACTGGATGAAAAGGTATATAACAATGCGGCTCTTGATATACCAATAGCTCCAAGTGATACAGTAAGGAATTACATAGACTTCCTGGAGCGTAACAGAAAAGAATGGGGTGGAATGTCAAAGAATGTGTTTATAGATAATGCTGATCAGGCAACGATAACAGAGTTTGCCAAGTACAAGAGAGAACACATTGACTGCCAGTATATATTTAACAATGCGTATAAGAAAGTAACCATAATAGATAGAATTAACTTACAGCTTGGCTGGATGTCCTTTAATGACGAAAAGGGCAGAGAGCCAAGCTTTTATATTGTCGATACGTGCACGAATTACAAGACAGAGTTAGAAACGTATTCGTGGCTTGAAGATAAGGACTGTGAGCCTGAGGATGGCAATGACCATATGGTAAACAGCGTACAGTATGGTTGGATTCCTTATCGAAGCAGGATAGGTATAGAGAACAAGACATAATTCCAGATAGGAGAGTGAGAGAGGTGAACATATTTACAAGTATGGCAGAGAAGATAAAAACAGGAATAAGAACGTGGCTGCACATCCAGCCGGCTGTTAATGGATCCATAAGCATACAGGAAACTCTTGATTACGAGGGAAATGCCATAAAGAACAAGATATGGTACAGAGGTGAGAGTGAAGAATTGTCACAGCTATACAGCCAGATAGATGGTGACAAGACAAGGTTCTGGTCTGCATCCTGTACAATAGGTATGGAGATAAGAAAGATACACGTGGGTCTCCCTGCTATGTTATGCGATATGCTGGCCAGTATAGTAACAGATGATATGAATTTAATAGATGCTGGCAGCAGGCAGACAGAATGGGATAAGATAGCAGAGGAAAATGATTTCATTGAGCTTGTTAAGCAGGCAATAACAGAAACGCTTTATATCGGTGATGGAGCATTCAAGATATCGTTCGATACGAACCTTAGCAAGTATCCTATATTGGAATTCTACTCTGGTGATAAGGCAGAGATTATCAAGGACAGGGGAAGAGTTAAGGAAATAGTGTTTAAGACTGTGTATAACGTGCAGAGACAGGAATATGTATTACTTGAACATTATGGCATAGGCTACATACATTATGAGCTTACAAGAGGCGGCAGGGAATATGATTTAAGTGTTATACCGGAGCTGGCACATCTTAGTGATGTTACCTGGAATGACAAGTTTATAATGGCTGTTCCTCTTCTGTTTTATAAGTCAGCCAAGTATAAAGGACGAGGCAAGAGCATATTTGATGCAAAGATAGATAACTTTGATGCGCTGGATGAAGCATGGTCACAATGGATGGATGCCTTAAGGAGGAATAGAACAAAGGAATATATACCGGAGAATAAGGAATCCCCTGGATGGAAAAGTGCTAAAGCCTAATGCTTTTGATAATGCCTATATAAAAACAGATGGCAGCATGGCAGAAGGTACAGTTAATAAGATAGAGCTTGTACAGGGCAATATACCACACGAAAGCTATCTTGCAACATATATCACAGCGCTTGACCTTTGTTTACAGGGGATTATGAGCCCATCAACATTAGGCATAGATGTTAAGAAGCTGGATAATGCGGAGGCACAGAGGGAGAAAGAGAAAGCAACGCTTTACAGCAGAAATAACATTGTAGAGCGGCTTCAGAAGGTTCTTCCAAAGCTTGTTACAGCAACATTTAATGCCATAGACACGCTTAATAAGACAGCTATTAAGGATATAGATATTGATGTGACATTTGGCGAATATGCTAACCCATCTTTTGAAAGCCAGGTAGAAACAGTCAGCAAGGCTAAGCAGGGCGGTATTATGAGCATAGAGGCATCTGTTGATGAGCTGTATGGAGATACCAAGGATGATGAATGGAAGCAGGAAGAGATATCAAGGCTTAAAGCAGAACAGGGGATATCCGATATGGAAGAGCCAGCCCTTAATATGCAGGCAGATGGCTTCTCAGTTAATGGTGCTGATAACAGTTTCACAGGTTATGGTAACAAGTGAGGTAGCTTATGGCACTTAATACAGAATATGACATAGAGGAAGCCTTCCGTGCCATAGAAGATGAGCTGATAGCTTCAATGATGAGAAATCTCGAAGGACATAGGGCAGAAGAAATAGAAGAAGGATATAATTGGACGCAGTGGCAGGTAGAACAGCTTAAGGCGCTTGAGAAATATAAAGCACAGAACAAGAAAATGTTTTCGTCGAAGTTCAGTGATATCAATGATTCTATAGATGCAATGATATTTGCAGCCAGACAGGAAGGCGGAACAGAACAGGAGCAGAAAATATTAAGAGCATTAAAGAAAGGGTTGAAAGCATCTAAGGTGTCGCAAGGCGCTGAGGGTGCTTTTTTCAGACTCAATACAAGAAAACTTAATGCCCTGATTAAAGCAACGAAGTCAGATTTTAGCAGGGCAGAAAAAGCAATGCTTAGAATGTCGGAGGATAAATACCGACAGATAATATTTAACGCTCAGGTCTATGCGAATACGGGCGCAGGAACATATGAGAAGGCAGTTGATATGGCTACAAGAGATTTTCTTAAAGCTGGTATCAACTGTATTGAATATGCGAATAGTGCAAGGCATACAGTAAAAGATTATGCCAGAATGGCTATTCAGACAGCCAGCAAGCGTGCATATCTAACTGGAGAAGGCGAAATGAGACAATCATGGGGAATTAGTACAGTTATTATGAATAAGCGTGCTAATGCCTGTCCTAAATGTCTTCCGTTTGTTGGAAAGATTCTCATAGATGATGTGTGGAGTGGAGGTAAGGCATCTGATGGTCCTTATCCACTTATGTCTTCTGCAATAGCTGCGGGGTTGTACCATCCAAATTGCAAAGACGTACATACAACATATTTCCCTGAGCTGGATGAAGAGCCAGACAGTAAGTTTACCAAGGAAGAACTTGAGCAAGTTAAGGAAGATTACAAGCAGGACCAGAAGCGGCAATATGCAGGTAGGATGGTTGAGCAGTTCAACAGATTGTCGAAGTACTCACTGGATCCGGATAATAAGAAGATGTATGGGGTAAGAAAGGAACAGTGGGAGAATGTAGTTGCAAATAACCAGAAGAATGATATAATGGAATCAGACCTAAGTATATTTAAAAATAAGTTAAGAAATGATACAAATATAGATAAAGAATATTATAATATTCTTAAAGAAAAGTTTTCTCATGGAAATAAAGATGCAAAACACTTATTTGCTAAGTATGCAAGTGGAGATACAATAGAAACATCGTTGTTTGAAGGTACTGCACATTATAATACGAAAACTAAAAAAATATCCATGCACTATAGAGCTGATTTAGATAACTTACGAGGTACTGGTGCAACATGGTTTCATGAACATGGGCATTTGATAGATGATGCACTTGGAACAGTATCAAATGATAAACAATTTAAGGCATTACTTAATGAAGATGTTTACCAATATAGGATAAGATATGGAAAAGAGCATAATTTAAGAACATATGATAAAGTAGATAAAGCGATTAGTGGTGATTTGCAGGATATGCGTAAGCACTCGGCTGTATCAGATTTATTGGATGGATTAACAAGTGGAAATATTAGAGGTTGTGCTGGACATATGTATGATTATTGGGATAATCTTGAAAATATTACATCAGAAGCATTTGCTCATATGTTTGAAGCACAATTTGATAAAGTTCGATATGATGAAATGAAAAAATATTTTCCACAATCATTAGAATATTTTGAAAAGAAATTGAAGGAGGCAGCAAAATGATAAAGAAATTGAAAAAGGCACATTTACAATTTGTTATGCATTTTGATTATTGTCCTAACTTTCCGCCTAATCTGGATTTCAATCAGGAAGAATATGCTGAATTATTGTTGAAATGCATAGAAGATGATTTTGATTATACAATTGAGAAATATGGAACAGTAGTGCCAAAGAAAATGCCAAGACCAGAAATAATATGGGATTAACAGCCACCAGTCGAGAGATTGGTGGTATTTTTATACCCAATTTTAAGAAAGTGAGGATTTAGAAATGAAGGATTATATTGGAGTAAAAGTGGTGGCAGCAGAGCCAATGAGCAGGGGCGAATACAATGAATACAGAGGGTGGAAGATACCAAGTGACGAGAATCCAGAAGATGAAGGCTATCATATAAGATATTCTGATGGATATGAAAGTTGGTGTCCTAAGAAACAATTTAATGAAGCGTATAGAAAATGTGACAATATGACATTTGGAATTGCTATTGAGGCCATGAAAAAAGGTAATAAGGTAGCAAGAAGAGGTTGGAACGGAAAAGGAATGTTTGTTGTATATCAGAAAGCATATCCGAATGGAATCCCCTGCAATAAGCAAACAGCGGAAGCATGGGGGTTAAACGAAGGCGATTTGTTTATATGTAACCCATATTTTCAGATAAAAAATGTGGATGGTTCACATTCAATGTGGGTTCCAAGTATTAATGATTGTCTCGCTGAAGATTGGATTATAGTAGAATAGTCCAAAGTTGCACCAGTGCAACACAATTTAATATTAGTTATTAAGCACACATGGCAAATAAGCTGTGTGTGCCTATTTTTTTTATGCCCAAAACTTAATGGCACTAAACTTTAGGGAAATGGGAAATGCCGACGGGCGGTAAACGGAAGAAAGGAGATAGAGTGATGAGAAAGACATTACCTATGAATTTACAGTTCTTCGCAGAGGGCGGAGATGGTAACGGCGACCAGAACGCTGGAAGTAACAATAATGGACAGGCAGGACAGCAGGGTAATCAGAATAATCAGCAGGCGGCTGGTGTTGATTATGACAAGATACAGGCAATGCTGGATAATGCAACTGCCAAGAAAGAGAATGCTGTGCTTAAAAGCTATTTCCAGCAGCAGGGATTATCAGAAGATGAGATAAGTCAGGCTATTGCAACATTTAAGCAGAATAAGCAGCAGCAGACAGAACAGCAGCAGAACGCTAATGCTAATCTTCAGAATGAAGTGGCAGCAGCACAGAAGGTTGCTGAACAGGCTCAGATTGACCTTGCGGCTACAAAGGTAGCAATGACACTTGGCATAGAAGCTAAGACACTTCCCTATGTGCTTAAGATGGCTGATTTCAGCAAGGTAAAGGGTGTGGATGGAAAGGTGTCTGAAGATAATATCAAAGCTTCACTTGAGCAGGTACTTAAAGATGTACCAGCACTTAAGCCAAGTATGGAGAACAATGCTGGCTTCCAGATTGGTGCTCCTGGTAACAATGGAAATGGCAATCCGGGTAATGATGATGCGATAAGAAAGTTATTCGGATTAAAGCCAAAGCAGTAAAGAAAGGAATAGGATTATATGAATAATATTGAATTATCTACAATATACCTTCCAATACTTGATGAGGTGTATAAGGAAGGTGCAAAGACCTCAGTATTAGATGGTGATGAAACAACAGTAAGAAAAGGCAATAACGGTGAAATCAAGATTGCGAAGCTTGATATGGATGCACTTGGTGATTTTGATAGAAAGTCAGGTTATACAAAGGGTTCAACTTCACTTACATGGGAAACAGTTAAGTACGATAAGGAACGTTCACAGGATTTAAGAATTGACCGTCTTGATAATGATGAAACACTTGTACAGCCATTTGCCAAGTTATCAAGTGAATTCTTAAGAACAAAGGTTATTCCGGAAACAGATGCCGCGCGTATTGCTAAAATCTGTGGAACTAAGGATATAACAGTAAAGGAAGAGAATATTGAAACAGGAGCTGAATTAATAACAGCGTTAAGAGCTTGTGCTAATAAGATGGATGAGGATGAAGTTCCTATGGAATCACGTATTTTATTCATCACACCTACATTAGTTTCTCTTGCGGACGATATGGATACAACTAAATCAAGAGAAGTACTTAAGAGATTTTCTCAGATTATATCAGTTCCACAGTCACGTATGTACACATCAATAACCCTTCATGATGGTAAGAATTCATATGGATATGAAAAGACTAAGGCAGCTTATACATTATCAAAGGATACATCACCACAGCCGGGTAAGACTTATTACACAAAAGAAAGTGAGGGCAATTACAAGGCTGTTAGTAGTCCAAGTGGAACACAGGTTGAAAATTACGAGATGACAACTAAGCCGGCTAAGAATGTTAATTTCTTATGTGTAGAGAAGTCTGCAGCTGTAACAGCTATGGATCAGTATATTAAGTACTTTAGTCCAGATCAGGACCAGGATGGCGATAGTCATGTATTCAAGTATCGTAATAATAACCTTTATGGCCATGTATATGAGAATAAGACCGCTGGGGTATATGTATCACATAAGGATAATTAAGGAGGAATCATTATGGCAGATACAGTAATTGGATTGACCTTTGAACCAAAGGTTATTAGGTCAAAGAAAACAGGTAAGGCAAAGGAAGACAAGCCAAAGGAAGAGAAAGTAACAGCAGATGAACCAAAGGAAGATAGGACAGAATAGGCGGTGGTCTTATGGTATATGCAAGTAAAGAGCAGTACCTTAGTGAACATAGACTTATCCCGGATGAGCAGATAGAACGAAGATTAAAACAGGCGAGCCGGCATATCGACTCGCTTACTTTTAATCGTATAACATCAAGAGGCTTTGATAATCTGACAGAGTTCCAGCAGGCAATAATCATAGATGTATGCTGCGATATGGCTGATTTTGAGTATGAGAATGAAGATATGATTAATTGTGTCTTGCAGAATTATGCTGTAAATGGAGTATCTATGCAGTTTGGCAGCAGTTGGAATGTTCTTGTGCAGAATGGAATTGCTGTAAAACGAGATACATACCAGATACTTTGTCAGACCGGTTTGTGCTGCTTAAGTCTGGGGGTGTGAGTATGAAGTACCCATGTTTAATACTAAAGAGCATGTGTAAGACAGAAATACACCTTGAGATAGAACAAGAAGGCAGGAATGTCTATGGAGAACCTCTTGAACCCATTATTTGGGATGGCTTATGTAACTATCAGGACAGCGGTAAGACAGAATTAACAGTAGAAAAGGTGCTTATAAAGCTTGAAGGATGTGCTTTGATACCAGGAGATATTGCACCGGATCTTCCTGTTATTACTAAAGGTGATATAACGGTGTTCGGTGTAACAAGGCATATATACAAGGGTACGAAGTGCCGTAATCCGGATGGTACGGTTAATTATGTAAGATTGGATGTGATGTAATGGCAAAGAATGTTAAGTCAACAGTTAAGCTTAATATGCCTATGGTAAGGAAGCTTACGGCAGCAGCAAAAGTGTCAGTTGCACAAACAGCAGAAGCAATACATACAGATGTTGTTCAGAGTCAGGTTATACCGAGGGATACAGGAGCATTACAAAATGAAAGCACATTTGTTGATTTATCTGATATAGGTCAGGGAAAAGCATATCTTGTGTCTAGTACACCATACGCCAGAAGGCTGTATTATCATCCAGAGTATAATTTCCATCAGGCACCATGGACTGATGATAAGGGCAAGAAACATGAAGGAAATGCAAATGCTAAAGGCAGATGGCTTGATGACTACATGAAAGGCGGTAAAAAGCAGGATTTTGCACCTAAAGCATTTGGAAAGTTTTATAAAAAGAATGCGGGGTTATGATGTTAGGATGTTAGGAATAGGTGATGTAAGAGACCTTATAGCAGGTCTTGGAATAGCGGCTGATGACCATGTATATTGTGGAAAGCTTGATGATAAGAAAGATAAGAGCATAGGTGTATACCATCTTAACAGGGGAGATAATGTTCAGATGGCTGTTGGAGGTATACAGAACAGCTCTTATGCTGTCAAATCCATAAGTATACTGATTCATTGGAATAAAAGTGTCAGGGAGACTGAAAAAGTCTCACAGGAGCTTTACGACAAGCTCAGAGATATGAAACACGTAAACATTAATGACACAAATATTCTGTTTACAGAAATGCTAGTATCAGCACCGATTGAGGTTGATACAGATGATAAAGGAATATTTGAAATGGTCATAGAACTTAAATTTTGTTATGAAAGGTAGGTAGAAGTATGTCACAGAATACAAAGATAGCTGGGTATAACCCGGAAGCTACACCATTAACAGGGGTTAATCCGGTACATAAAATTCAGTTTGGAGTATGTATAACTGGAAGAAAAAACACAGATACACCGGAAACAGTAGAAACTAAGATTGTAAAAGATGCAGAGAGCTTAAGTATATCTGTAGATGGAACCATTGAGGAATGGAATCCAATGGATCAGGCTGGCTGGGTAAGAAGGCTCATGACAGGTAAGTCACTTGGTATGTCTTTCGGCGGTAAGCGTAACTATGGAGATGAAGGAAATGATTATGTAGCAAGTCGATTTATGAAGACAGGTCAGGATTGCAATACATGGGTGTCTATTATATTCCCTAATCTTGATCAGCTTCTTGTACCTGCAGTAATCGATGTAAAATCTCTTGGTGGAGATGCTACAAGTATTGATGCGCTTGAATGGGATGCAAATTCGGATGGAAAGCCAACATATATAGCATATGTAGCAGCTTAAAGAAAGAGAGGATTTGAATAATGGCAAAGACAGATTTTAAAGTAATAGATATATCTATGAAGATTACGAACCAGTTACCTATGATTCGTATTACAGAGGATTTGGTTGTTACTGTTAATAACAGAAAGAGCACAATTCTCAACATACAGGCTATGGCACAGGAAGCAGAGAGCAAGGAAAACAAGGATGATATGGCATTTATGATTAAAGGCCTTGAAATGCTTGTTGGAAAGGATGCTTCAGATAAGATTGAGGCATTAGACCTTCCTGTTCCTGAATATAAGGAAATGTATAATACAATCATGCAGGTTGCTATGGGAACATACGGCGAGGAGCAGACACCCTCAGCATGAGACATATTATGATATATGGGATGATTGGGAGCTGATAGAAGCCAGCTTCCTGTCCCAATATGGCATACGGTTGCGTACCGAAGACGATATGTCATGGTCAGAGTTCTGTTCGTTGCTTAGTGGAATAATGCCTGAAACACCCCTTGGAAGAATTGTGGGAATCAGAGCAGAAAAGGATCCTAAGGTTATAAAGGAGTTCACTAAGGAACAGAAGAAAATCCGTAATGACTGGATATTAAGAAGAAATAGAAAATTAATGGAAGATCATGCAAATTACAATAAGTATTGGAGTGACTTCCAAAATTGGGCTAAGACCGCTTTCTCTAAGTAGAAAGTGGTCTTTTTAAATGCCGGAAAGGAGGGAGTATGTCGGATGTAGTAGGACAGATAGCTCTTGAACTTGGCATAGACAGTTCACAGATAGTTAATCAGCTTACAGGTGCTTCCAATAAGGCAGCAAAGCAGGCAACATCCATCTTTTCTGGTATGGGAAAGAAGATAGCCGGAGCTTTAAGCATTGCAGCATTTGCTAAATTTACAAAAGACTGCATAGAAGTCGGTTCAAATGTAACAGAGGTACAGAATGTCGTAGATACAGCATTTGGAGATTTGAGCCGTCAAGCGGATTTGTGGGCTTCCAATGCCATGACTAACTTCGGTCTATCTGAATTATCTGCTAAGAAGTACATGGGTGTATTTGGTCAGATGAGTAATGCTATGGGTATTACAGGTAAGGCGGCACTTGATATGGCTGAAAATGTTACAGGATTAACCGGTGATGTTGCATCATTTTACAATTTGAGTACAGATGAAGCATATACAAAGCTGAAATCCATCTGGACAGGTGAAACAGAGACACTTAAGGACTTAGGTGTTGTAATGACTCAGACGAACTTAGACCAGTATGCACTTAATAATGGCTTCGGTAAGACTACAGCAAAGATGACAGAGCAGGAAAAAGTAATGCTTCGTTATCAATATGTTACTAGTGCACTGTCCAATGCCACTGGTGATTTTGTTAAGACACAGGATTCCTGGGCGAATCAGACAAGAATACTTACATTAAGGTTTCAGCAGTTAAAGGCTAGTCTTGGTAAAGGCTTCATAGCATTGTTTACACCTATTCTGCGTGGCTTTAACAACTTGCTGGCAGGATTACAGAAGGTTGCGGATGGCTTTTCCAGCTTTGTGCAAATGCTCACAGGAGCAGATGTATCAACCTCTATGGGTTCGATAAGTTCGGATATAGCTGGTATAGGAGATGATGCATCTAGCGCAGCGGATAATGTAGGTGATATAGGAAGTGCAGCCAAGAAGACTGCTAAAGACATAGAAAAGTCGCTTGCAGGCTTTGACCAGATAAATAAGCTGACAGAGCCAACAGATGATAGTTCTGATTCAAGCGGTAGTACAGGTGGAACATCTTCAGGAATCGGAAGTGTTGACCTTGTACCAGATGTGAGTGGAAGTACATCTAATGCAACATCTGCAATTAGTGATTTTGTAAATAAGGCAAAGAAAGAATTAGATAAACTCCGCAAATGGAGTGTATCGACATTTTCTCCATCTATGTCAAAAATATGGGATGGACTTACAAAAAATACAGATACAGCCAAGAAAAACCTAACAAGTGCGTTTAACGATATAAAAGCATTAGGACCGCCGTTGTTAAATTATTTTAATGGTCCATTTACAAATTATCTTGTAACATGGGTCAACACTAATGGCAGTATATTAAATGGATTATTTGATAGCTTTAATACAGTCTTTTCGGATGTATGGAATAAAGCAGCATATCCTATACTTGCAAATTTTGTTTCTGTTGGATTACCAATGCTGACGGATTTTGCATCCCAGACGTTATCTTTAAATGGAACAATATTTGATACATTTAAAGCATCTTGGAATTCTTTATGGAGCGAAGGTGTAAGTCCAGCCATTGAATCTATATCAAATGTATGGATTGGCTTGGTTAATACAATGGCAGGTGCATGGAACGAATGGGGAGAGCCGATATTTACTGGGATAAAAGCGGCTGTTAAGACTACC